GCATCCAAGATATTAAGTACCTTCATTGAAGCATTCATTAACAACAGTGTGTTGAAAGCTGATGGTATTTGGTATCTACATGGTAGCTTTAATCTAGGTGGGACTGTCAGTGGACGACTATCTAGTTCCGGTCCCAATTTACAAAACATACCGTCCGGTAGTACTTACGCTAAAATCATTAAAGAGTGTTTTATAGCGCCTACTGGATGGCTTATGGCAGGTGCAGATTTTGACGCACTTGAGGCAAAAGTAGATGCACTGACTACAAAAGACCCTAATAAATTGGGTGTGTATATAGCAGGAATGGACAGTCATTCATTTAATACTTATACGTATTGGCCAGATAAAATGCCAGATATTCAGTATTCCATTGACCTAGGAATAAATTGCAGTAAACTGTATAAAGTAACTTCTGATTTGGGGAAAATTTCCTACCATACAGAAGATGAACTTAAACAAAAAGGTTTACTATGATTACACAAACAGAATTAAAAGCAAAATTACATTACAACCCAAATACAGGTATATTCACACACCTATTGACCCACAGGACTGTACATAAAGGGGATATTGCCGGATGTTCCGACAAATCGCGTGGGGGATATGTGCGAATATCCATAGGCAAAGGTAAGTACCGTGATGCACAGTGTTTAGCTTTTTTATATATGCTAGGACATATGCCTAAAGGGGAAGTAGACCACATAGACCACAACACCCAAAATAACAAATGGAATAATTTACGAGATGTTACTCATGGTGTGAATGGTAAAAACCAAAGAAAGTATAAAAATAACTCTTCTGGTATTGCCGGTATACGGCGCAGGGACAGCGGTAAATATCGGGCACGTATTTATGTAAAAGGTAAGCATATTGATTTAGGTACATTTACTTGTGAACAAGATGCAATTAATGCCAGAAAATTTGCAGAAAATAAATATGACTTTCATAGGAACCATGGAAAATGAAAATAGAAGAAGTTACTTACTTGGAATATAAAGCACATTTTATAAATAAAATTCCTGAATTATATCCTATATTTCGCCAAGATTCGAAAGCCTGTACTTTCGCACTTCAGTATCAAGGGACGGCACATACTTTAGTAGCGAATTCTGGTTTTTCTAAGGCAGAGGCAAATACTATAGTAAATAATTACCATACTGCATACACAGTATCTGCTCAGTGGGCACAAGATAAATTAACTGAAGCAAGTAAAACAGGATATGTGGTCGGTGCATTTGGCATACGCATAAGAACTCCAATTCTTTTGCAGACTATAATTAATAAAGCATCTACGCCATATGAGGCCCAAGCAGAATCACGCACAGCCGGTAATGCATTATCACAATCGTATGGCCTATTAAACAATCGTGCAGCTATCGAGTTCCAGAAGCGTGTATTAGCCTCTGAGTTTGCTCACGCCATTAAACCAATTGCCCATATCCACGATGCTATGTATTTCGTAGTACGTGATGAGATAAAAACAGTCAAATGGTTCAACGATAATTTGCCAGATTGTATGGCATGGCAGAAGCTACCAGAACTACAACATAACGCGGTAAAACTCTCAGGAGGAGTTGACCTCTTCTATCCTAATTGGAGCGAAGCAACATTTCTTCCTAACAACTCAACCGAACAACAAATACTTGATATTTGTAGAGGAAAAGCAAAATGAATGCAACACAAAGAAAATTTGCAGTAGCAGTAATATATACGTCACTGTCAGAAAAAATGAAAGTAATAGAAAAAGAAGATGCAGCGCAATTAGATGCTTACTTTGCGGCAAAATCTATGCCCGTGGAAGAAATAAAAAAGCGAATCTTGTCACGTTCATTACCTGTCTTAAAAAAGTTAGACGGTCAATTGAATGAAGTGCAACCAGATAACTTAAAAATATCACATTTTTTTGATATGGATAAGGCCAATAAACCTTATGAAAAAATGGCTGTTAAACTTGCACCAACTATTAGTATAGATAATTATAGAAATGCTAAGATTGTGAGGGTAGATAATACCTTAAATAATAATGATAGCGTACATTGCTACTTTCGCTACCAAGTTAATTTTGACCGTGCTGAGAAAATAAAAGCTGAGCTTGCAAACGTAACTAAGCAGGTTATGTTAGCTGGTAATGAAGAAGCACTTGCTGCTATTACCAGAATTGAATCTATGACATTTTAATAGTAGAATTTACTTTCTACTCTAATTAATATGGAAAACAAAATGGCAAGATTTGGTGAAGAAAATATTAACCATCAATTAGACATGGATGATTATTTCTCATTTGGGAAATATCAAGAAATGTTAGTATCTGATGTAGTCGAAGAAGACCCTAATTACATTAGGTTTCTCATCGAAGAAACTGCACATGATTTTACTGATGAAGTAAAAGATGGTTTATAGCTGCACTCCGTGCAGTTATTGTGGAAAATTCAAAGGAGATTCATAACTCCTTCTTTAGTGTCCTGCCAGTGGCATGAATGAAACTGGTCGGCTAACTCACGTAAAGAGCACCTATATATTGTTTGGTATCTAATAAGTCCTAGCCAAGTAGCGTTAACGTAGAGAAGTACACGTTGTGAAAAGTAAGACCTAGTTAAATAAGACAATACGAGGGAGTGGAATGCTCCCCGCGAATTCCTTTTATAAAACTCTCCCTCTAAGGCATATTGGAGCTATCTGTTGTGATAGTCAAATATAACGGGGATGAATTTCCATAAGACCCTAGTGGTGGAATTCCAGCCATGAGCAGTAGCAGCACTGAGGAAACCGAGTGCGGTAGGCCCTCATGGGGTATGCAACCCGACTGACTCCCGTAAGGAGTCATCCCTATTCTAGTAAGAATATCCGGAGATTTACCGGCTTTGTAAAATCGGTCATGTAAGTGTCGTGGTATTACCCTTCATACCTTTTGTAAGGGAACTCATTTTAATTAACTTAACCTATTCAATGGAGAAATCAATGAATACACGCAAACCTGCACTACATGAAATTCTAGCTGTCGAAGCAGATAAAACTGGAACAGCAAGACGCATCATGGAAGAATCTGTGAATGTCTTAGGCAGCAAACATAACCTGTTTGTTGGTATGACAAAATCACTTACTATGGATACTGAAGGCCATGAGTCTTTAGAAAAAGCATCCTCAGTTAACCAAGAAATAACTACCACAGTTCTTGACCGAATTGACTACACAAACTCAAGTGTATCTGATTGGTTAAATGTTGTTTGTACAAAAGAACGTGCTAACCAAAATGCTGTAGCAGATATTGTTATAGGTGATAAAGTAATTTTACCTAACTTACCTGCTACATTCTTATTAGGCTTGGAAACAAAGTTGAAAGATATCCGTAAATATTACGAAGCTATCCCAACACTTCAGCCCGGCGTTCGTTGGATTTCTGATGATAATGCAGCGAATACATTAGATAATATTTTTATATCTGCGGATACTGAAGTAAAAGCTAAGACACAAAAAATGCGAAAATATCACACAATCTCTGAAGCTACTAAAGAGCATAAAGCTCAGGTAGATATCACGAGTGAAGAAGTGGTTGTCGGTCAATTTAAAACACGTTACACTTCTGGAATGATTCCTGCCGGTGATAAATCAAAGTTATTAACTAACATTGATATTCTTATGTCAGCAGTGAAGCAAGCCCGTCAACGAGCAAACAGCGTTGAAGTGGACACAATAACTGTAGTGGGTGAGGAATTATTTAAGTTCATCCATTCGTAAAACTTTCAGCAGCTTTAGCTTTATTGTTATCATTATTATTAAAATAATCGTATTGCTGAAACAGCTTTAAACCATCAATTGGATTAAGTAGTTTGTCTGGTATTTTGTTTCTGAGACACCCGTTCAAATCGGGTACCGGCCGCCAGAGTATTTTCTAATGAGAATATTGTGGGGCCGGTTGGGAAAGTGGTATTCCGCAGAACGTGATTATTATAAAACGAAGACTTAAACGAAAAATACAATTGTATCAAATTAGCTCATTTGGTAGAGCAATTGAATTATAATCAATCGGTAACAGGTTCGATTCCTGTATTTGAAATCGGAGCGTGGCAGAAGGCTATCTGTCCGTTCCACCTTCCTCTTTAAAGTATATTTAAGCTCACACACATTACTAAAAGCTTAGCGTTAGCAGGCGAGATGGTAACGCTTCAACATCTCGTGGTGTGTGAGAGCTTAAATATATTTATTATCCTACAAGGAATTATATGAAAAAATTAAGCATCAATGGCAAAAAAGGAATGAACAGTATCATTGATAGTTTGACTGCAAGAAATTTAGAAATGGTAATTGACATGGATAAAATGGTCACACTTCTATCTGAAATGAAAGACACTAACAAAAGCCTATATAAAAAATATTCAGCAGTTGTTATTGAAAATGGTAAATTAACTAAAGAAAACTCAGCACTGGAAAGGAAATTGGAAGATGCAAAAGTACACTAACAACACTGGAGTGAGCCTAGCATTAGCTGTGTGGCTCGCTAGAGATGAATATGACCATAACAACGATAAGAATGTTATAAGTGTCACCACGCTGCTTAAATCGACCAAACAGATTGTATTATCTAGCCGTGTCCCGCCAGGAACATTGCCACCAGATGTCGGTGGATTAGTTGCATCCAGAATGGGTACAGCTATCCATAATGCTATAGAAAATTCATGGGTTAACCACTATGAAGAATGTATGGCATCACTAGGATATCCCAAGCGTGTAATCGATATGATTGCTATCAATCCTGACCCAAAGAATCTACCAGAAGATTGTATCCCAATCTATATGGAAATTCGTAGCGATAAAGAAATTGAGGGGATGACTATCTCCGGTAAATTTGATTTCGTAGCTGAAGGCAAAGTAAAAGATTTTAAGTCCACAAGTACATTTACTTATGTGAATAAGACAAATGAGTGGAAGCAAAAAATGCAAGGTAGTATTTATCGTTGGCTAAACCAAGATATTATTACAAGCGATATTATGGAGATAGATTATATCTTCACTGATTGGAAAGGTGGACAAGCTTACAACTCTAAGTATCCTAAATCTAAGGTACTCACTTATCCAATCCATTTAGCTAGTATCCCTGAAACTGAAAACTTTATTAGAGATAAAGTATTACAGATAAAGAATTTATGGGATAAACCAGAGGGCTCAATGCCTGCGTGTACTAGTGAAGAATTATGGCGTAAAGCTCCGAAGTTTAAGTACTTCAAGAATAAAGCTAATGCAGCCAAAAAAGGTAGTCGCAGCACCAAGAATTATGACACACTAGTAGAAGCCAACACTCGATTATCTGATGATGGTTACGTAGGAATAGTGGTTACTGATGCTGGTGGCGTAACAGCCTGTAAATATTGTGACGCTTTTTCCCTTTGCACTCAGAAAGATAATTATCTAGCTGATGGCTCACTGAAATTATAGGAAGAAATATGAAAGATATCGATACTGTCCCGTACCACCCTACCGCAGAAAAGTTAGTAGATATTCTATGTAAACGAACACAGAATACTAATAAGATTTTCTTTCGGGTGTTGGTGGCGTATTACTTTGCTAAAGTAGCATCAATGATGCGAGCCTATGTACAAACGCATGATAGGGGCAGAGTACCAATAAACCTATATGCTATTAATCTTGGTTCATCTGGCATAGGTAAAGGGCACTCCTCTGGGATAATTGAAGATGAAGTTATTCATGTATTCCGAGAAGAATTTTTAGAAAAAACTTTCTTAGCTAGTGCAAATAAAAACATAGCTAAGTTAGCAGTCAAAAGGTCAATTAAGAAAGATTCTGACCCAGATGATGAGTTAAAAGCAACGCACAAAGAATTTGATAATATGGGTGAATTAGCTTTTTCCTTTGATTCAGGTACCACAGCAGCAGTAAAACAAATGAGACATAAATTGCTCATGGCTGATGCAGGTTCCATGAACATGGAGATTGACGAGATTGGCTCAAACCTATTGGGTAACGTAGAAGTGTTAAATACATTTCTTGAATTATTTGATATGGGTAAGGTTAAGCAAAAGCTAACCAAAAATACGAGTGAGAATACCCGTAGCGAAGAAATTTATGGAAGGACTCCAACTAACATGTTGTTATTTGGTACGCCTTCTAAACTATTTAATGGCGGTAAAGTTGAAGAAGAAATACTAGCCATGTTTGAAACAGGATTTGCTAGAAGATGCTTCTTCGGTATTGATGCTGCTTTAGATAAAAACACTGATTTAACTCCTAAGCAAATTTACGATATGTTAACTGATAAGTCCACAGAGGCTTACCTGCATAAAATATCAAATGATTTAGGACAGCTCGCTGATGCATCCAATTTTGATGTCTCATTAAAAATGACTGAGGCAACTAGTTTATTACTAATCGAATACAAAATTTGGTGTGAGAAACGAGCCAACAAAATGCCAGAGCATGACGACATTCGCAAAGCGGAGATGGGTCATCGGTATTTTAAATCATTGAAATTAGCAGGCACATACGCGTTTATTGATGGTAGTGATTATGTCACAGATGCCCATCTATATAATGCGTTTAAGCTTGCAGAAGAGTCAGGCAAAGCATTTAGTAAAATGTTAACCAGAGATAGAAACTATGTTAAATTGGCTAAGTACATCGCCAGTATTCAGCGTAGAGTAACTCATGTGGATTTAGTTGAAGACTTACCTTTTTATAAAGGCGGTGAGGCAGCCAAACGTGAGATGATGACCTTAGCAACAGCTTGGGGGTATAAGCATAATATTATTATTAAAAGAATATTTGAAAATAGTATTGAATTTATGGAAGGGGAATCTTTAGAGATAACTGACATAAATAAATTAATCGTTTCCCATGGTCCTGGTTATGCAGATGGATACAGCAATGAACTTGCTCCATTCTCCCAATTGAGCGGAATGACACAGTTACCTGATTACAATTGGACTAACCACCATGTGTTAGATGGGAAGCGTTCAGAAGATACAGTCATGCAAGGATTTAATTTACTTGTATTGGATGTAGACTCGGTAGTGCCACTGGAAACAGCTAAATTGCTCTTAAAGAATTACAGCTATCTAATGCATACTACCAAGCGTCATACTGATGCTCAACATCGGTTTAGGATTGTTTTACCATTGAGCCATAGATTGAAGTTAAACAAAGAAGATTATACTGAGTTTATGACTAATCTATATGCTTGGTTACCGTTTGAGGTGGATACTTCTACCATAGATAGGTCACGAAAGTGGGCCACTCATGATGGTAAGTACTTCCAGAACACTGGTGAATTAGTTGACGCATTACTATTTATTCCGAAGACTACTAAGTCAGAGGCATATGGTAAATTTGTTACTGACCATCGTTCTTTAACTAATATGGAACGTTGGTTTGTCAATAATACTGGTACAGGTAATCGTAGCAATCAATTGGTAAAATATGCATTACTTTTAGTTGATGCAGGTATGCCGTTTGATGGAGTCAGTAATGCAGTCAAAGCATTCAACGACAAGCTACAAGATAAGTTGCCTGAGACAGAATTAATGACGACTATTCTTAAGACAGCTCTCAAGGCTATTGCAAAGAGAGATGGAGCGTAGACCTCCTCCGGAGGTTTTCTATCAAAAATTTAAAAGGAAGCTATAGTGTCAATTACAATTATACATGGCGTTAAGTTGCAAGCAATTAAGCCTCCCAATTTTATACGTGCTGAAACAGGTAAAGGTATAAAAAAAGAGAATGGTTTGAGTTTTTCAATAGGCATGCTTGATGACAGTACCATTGATGCATTGGCTGACGAATTTAAAGTAAATTTACATAAAGTTAAGCGGAGACAAAATGAGTCAGAACAGGCTAGTATTAATTAGTGGAAAAACCACTACAGGTAAATCAGCTGCATTACGCAATCTGAAAAATCCTGAAAAAGTTATGTATTTAAATACAGAGAGCGGCAAAGATTTACCATTCAAGAATAATTTTATGTCAGCAAAAGTTATTGACCCATTACAAGTACCTGATGCATTTGTATCGGCAGAAACCATGGGTGATAAGGTAGAAACTATTGTTGTGGATTCTATTACTTACTTGATGGACATGTATGAAAGTTTGTATGTTCTTCCTGCCGCAGATACTATGAAAGGATGGAGTAATTTTGCTCAATTCTTTAAAGGTTTATTGCAGAAAAATTGTGCAGAATCTACCAAAAATGTCATTATGACTGGACACACTTTAACTGTGTTTAAAGATGGTGAAGGTGGAGGTGATTATGAGACATCCGTACCAATCAAAGGCTCACTGAAAAACAATGGAGTAGAAAGTTATTTCTCTATGGTTATCAGTACCAAAAAAGTGTCACTGATTGAATTGGAAAAGTATAAATCACCTCTATTGAATATTACAGAAGAAGAAGAAATTCTTGGATTCAAATATGTATTCCAAACCAAAATAACCAAAGATACTGTTAATGAGCGTATCCGTGCTCCTATGGGAATGTGGTCAACGGCTGAGACATTTATCGATAACGATGTGCAATTAGTAATTGACAGATTGGATGAATATTATGGATAGCACTACTCTAAATGATGGCAGCATAAAACTGCTAGACCATGGCTCAATACGCCTTGTAGACAGTATGGGTAGTGATTTATCTATAGCTAGAAATGCTAGAGTATCTTACGATGCTGAATGGCGAGCTGGCACTGATAAAGGCAGTGACTCAAGATTAATAAATTATCTGTACAACAATGGCCACAATACGCCATTTGAAGCAGTTAAATTTACTTTTGATATCAGAGCACCTATTTTTGTATTTCGTCAATGGCACCGCCATAGAACGCAATCTTATAATGAATTAAGTGCACGTTACCGCGAGCTTCCTGAAATATTCTATATTCCTGAGTACCACTTAGTTGGTAAACAAAATTCTGATAATAAGCAAATGCGTGACCCGTTAACAAAAGATGGGTTTATGCGCTTACCTAAAAAGGAAAGACACGAAGTAATTGAAATGACTGAAGAAATGCGTGAGCAAAACGAAAGTTCATTTCATATGTACCGCTCTCTTATGGCTAGAGGTATGCCTCGTGAATTAGCGAGAAGTGTTTTACCTTTTGGCACTTATAGTCATATGTTTGCATCAATGGATTTAAATAATTTATTTAAATTTTTAGTGGAGCGTTTACATACACATGCTCAATATGAAATTCGTGTTTACGCAGAAGCAATGCTGCAATTAATTGAACCAATCGTACCAGTGGCAGTTACCGCATTCAAAAAGCGTTTAGCTGATTCTGGTTACTAAATTGGATAAGATTGTAATAAGCACTAAATTGGGAGTACTGCGGTCATCTACTGCGGTATTGCTACGTGTATTTTATAGTCCAAAAAATCATGTATATTTTAATGATAAAAATGCGACTTATCATTGTACCTCTAATACAGAAATGGCAACTAGATTTAATTTAGTTGAGATTACTGCACACTTTAGAAATGCAATGTCCGATAAGCTCATCGATTTATTTGATGAATTGCAGGAAAAATATGAAGGCAAGCTTTATCTGTATTACAGGAAAGAGGGCCTATCCCGTGTTGTTTATGAAAAGTTATGTAGAATTAACAAAAACAGGAACAACACATCATTTCGACAAGGAGGCTTAAATTGCCCAATTTAGATAAGGTGCATGGCGAGTTAGTTGCAAGACTAGCGAAACCAGGTGAAGAAATCATGAAGACGATGACCCCACAAAAATGTCATTTATTGCACATGGCTATGGGAATTGCTGGCGAAGTTGGTGAAGTAGTTGACTTAGTTAAGAAAATGGTTTTCTATGATAAAGTTATCGACACTGACAAGTTCAGAGAAGAAATGGGTGATGTTGAATTCTATATGCGCGGTCTGCGTGATTCCTTAGGAATTACAAAAGATAGTATATTGAATAACAATATCACAAAATTAGATGCTCGCTATTCTAGTGGGTCATATTCAAACGAACAGGCTATTAATCGAGCCGATGAAAATAAGGAATAAGGCATTGGACTTAAACTTAAATTTACCTTCAAATGTGAAGGTTGAAGCTGAGAGAGATTCTCTTGGTGGACGTATATTAGATTCTGATATTTACTCAGGCAAGCTTGATGTTGTCTTCTTGGACTACAGCGAAAGTGGTGCTATGAATGTTAATATCCATTTCAAAACTAATAACCAAGTATTTAAACAGCAGGTTTATATTTCAAATAAAGCTGGTGAATTTACTTATGCAGATAAGCGTGATAATGGTAAAGCTACCCCATTGCCAGGTTATACTGAAATGGTTTCATTCTTCCAAGCGGTTACCGGTAAGTCAATTACTGACCAACCAACAGAAGATAAAATGGTCAAAATTTGGGACAGTAAGCAAAAAGCTGAAGTACCAAAGAAAGTAAAAGTATTTACTGCTTGTACTGGTCAAGCTGTCGCAATCGGTGTGCAGAAAATTTCTGAAGAGAAAACTGTTAAATCCGATAAAGGTTATGTCGGTACTGGTGAATTCCGTGATACTAACCGTTTCGATAAATTCTTCGATGGAGCATCTGGCTTAACTAATGTTGAGAAAGCTGCGGGTGAAACTGAACCAGCATTTGCACTTAAATGGAAAGAAGCTAACAAAGGCAAAGTGAAAACTAAGAAAGCCAAAGTTAGTGGCGTTCCAGCTGGAGCTGCAGCGGGCGCACCTGCTGCTAGTGGTGCAGGTAACGCTAAGTTATTCTCATAGATGACTAAGCCAACGGCATTTGTTGGCATTGTAAAGTAACCGTAAGGTGTTATACTGTACCTATGTTTATTTAAATAGGTACAGTAAATGCAAAAATTAAAATTTCAATACTCAAAAAAGCGTAAAGGTTATTACACTTTCCTATGTGGATGTGGAAACACTACTATACTTAGGGGTGACACCCCTGCTACTGCCTGTCAAGAGGAAGGCTGTACAATCACAAAACTAAGAAAGCACGGTAAGTCACATACCCGTATATATAATATATGGTCTGGTATGCGGGACCGTTGTTTAGGTAATCACAAGGCATGTAAATCATATAAAGATAGAGGTATCAGTATATGCAGTGAATGGGATGAATTTGTGGTATTCGAGCGATGGGCTTTATGTAATGGGTATACAGAAAATTTAACTATTGACCGTAAACAAATTAATGGAAATTATTCTCCAGATAATTGCGAGTGGGTCACTAGGGCAGAAAATACTTTACGCCAATATTTAGATGGGCACTCTAATGCTATGCGCGTACTATTAAATGGGGAACTTATTTTTCCCTCTATAAGAAAGGCAGCAGAATACATAAGTAAATTTACTACCACAAAACCAAAATGTATAGCTGCAGCGTTGGAGCGCAGAATTAAAAACAGTAACATAAAACCTTATAAAGGTTTTGTGATTACGCAGAGTGGTAAAGGAGGTTAAAGCCCCTCATGACTAAACCAATAGCCTTTGTCGGGATAGACTCCCGGAGCTAAGGGAGCATTTTGTCTCTTAGTTCCAAAAAGTAAACAGATAGCATTCCAACCAACTACATTAAACCCAGTAGAATTAATCAAATGGTTTGAGCAAATCAAAAGTGAACTCGAACTAGCTGTAATTATGGTGGAAGATGTCCATGCAATATTTGGTACATCTGCTAAATCTAATTTCAACTTTGGATATAATACTGGTGTTGTAAATACTGTAGCTATGGCTGCGGGTGTTTCTGTTGAAAAGGTCACGCCAAAAAAATGGCAAAAACATGTAGGCGTAAAAGCAAAAGGTAAACTCATCAAAAAGGATGTTGCAGGTATCTGCGATAGACTTTATCCAAAAGCAGGAATCTATGGCCCGAAGGGTGGATTACTGGATGGAAGAAGTGATGCATTATTGATTGCCCATTACGCCTCTCAAACATTTAAAACATATTAAGGTAACTATGAATATAACATTAAATTTATCTGAAGAAGATATACAAACAGCAGTGGCAGATTACATCAGAAATAATGGATATGACATTGAAGACCCAGCTGCAATTGTGTTTACGGATGCAGCAAATGGAATAACTGCTTCTCTTGAAGTTGATATGGGTGCTCCTACGGCAAAGGAAGAAAAACCTGAGCCTAAGAAGCGTACCAGACGTTCTAGTGCACAAGTCAAAGCTGACAATGAGAAAGCATTAGCAGAAGCGGCTGTTGCAACTACAGCGGAAGATAAAGGCACACCAGAGCCGGAAGCTGAGCCAGAGACAGGTAACATTGCTGACTTGGAGAAAGAAAAGTCTCCTGAAGTAACAGAAGAACCTGTATCCCAGCCAGGAAGTAGCAGCCTATTTGCTACTGCTTAAATTGTGCTTAAGAAATTAGGGCAATTCTGTTATGCAGTATTGTTAACAATAATAGTGGTAGCTGCAGCTTTCATCGTACCAGTGATAGTTGGTCTGGTGGTAGCTGCAATAGGCATCATTGTTATTGCCCTAATAGTCATAGTTGTATTTATGATAATTAAGGCAATACTCGCAGACAAAATAGAAACAGAAGACTAATCGATTAGCGTTGAACCAATTGTGTAAGGCGCATCAATTATCTCTTCTGGTAAATCTATTGGATTTCCTACTTTATTTAATATTCTATTGAGTGTAAAAGTAGAGTCGGAAATTTCAGGCATATCAATTGTTAGTCCCTGAGCAACCATAGTAGCTAGTAAACTACCTGGACGCTCTTTGGCTAACATAAATATTACCTTCTGGATTCTGATAAAGAATTTAGTAAACATAGTTAAACCCATATCATTTCCATATTGAAGATATTGATGTGTGGGCAAATCATAATTTATGAATGCTTCTACAATTGCATCAATAGATTTCTTTGGGTCCATTCCCTGTTTTTTATTATGTTCATGTAATGCAAACCTCGAAGCAAAATCTGAGAGTTGAGTAGCATCTCGCATAAATTTATAAATAGCAGTATCATGCGTCATAAATACATTTTTAAGTCCTGTTTTAAGTAACTCAGGTGTATGATTAATCAGAGTACCTGTTACTTTATTTTTCTTTAAAAAGCTTTCTAATTTACCTTGGTATGAATGTGGATTATCATTATCTTCTACATCCTCAATTATAGATTGATGTATACCAGCATCAAACAATTCCTTAACAGGGTTACGATTGATAGCAGTTTCCAATTCCCTAATTCTCTTTAAATTTTTACCCTTTTTAGTGGGTACCAATTTTTCCTCATCTCTTAGAGTAGCCAATAATTCGGTATCTCTCAAAAATTCCTTAGCAAAAACCAAAGCTCTTGCTTGGTCAATTGCAATGTTCTTAACTGGAACACCTAAAGTTTTTAGTAAAATAGTATTACTAATCACATTACCAATTAATACTCCCCCACTTTTTATAACAATAGCATCCTTTACCAATTTAATACTTTCTTGCCAAACAGATTCTGAGAATCGGCCAACTTTATGATTAAGTAAAAATGACATTACATTATTTACTTGAGCATCAATATATTCTCTGCCTTTTAAACTATAGGCATCTCTCTTTTCTAATTGAGCAATACTAAATTTACGTTGACCAAACACCAGCACAGCTTCTTCACTTCTAATGAACATAGTATCATTGCCCCAGACCCTTCTCATTTCGTCCCTAGTAGACTTTGGAAGCATATGATAGATTTGTCTGTATTTCTCCAATGGAGCCTTAGGACCTATCTCAGTGAAGCCTATGTTGTTCTTTTTCTTGTTCTTATCGTAGAAACTTTTAGTAGCAGAAATAACTTCATTATTAATAATTTCAGTATTTTTCTTATCTTCAATGTTGGCTTCCATTCCCCCGAGGATTGCATCTAATTGATTGTTCTTATCAAGAATAGTATCTTTTTTATGTTCATCCATCTGGTATCGATAGTCAGAGACATTGCCCTTACCATCCAGAATAGGTATGAGAACTCCCTCGTCATCTGGTAGTGGTTGACTTATGCCATTTGCTATCGCAGCAATTTGTCGTCTTTTAGCAGCATCAATGATTGGTCTATCCAAGTAAGCAGATGCAACTGGGTCAAGTTCACCTTGTTGACTGTAGACATCTACAACATTGGCACCTTTAGCTCTTTGGTTAGTGAATGATAAGATACCAGCCATGAAAGTAGACGGAGCCCCATCATTGTTAATATACATATACAACTCAGCTCCAGTCTGAGGGTCTACGCCATCTTTCTTCACTTTTTCTCCCATCGTAAAGCCTTGACGGTTAAGTTCAACCTCGTGCGATGCAGGAGCAATTGTGAATGATTTATTTGGATTAAATATTTCTTTAGTATAACCCTTAACAAATAGCTTTTTCTGTCCCTTGAATGACAGCTCTAATGCTTTACGTTTAGACTCTCTGTGGAGAGCCATAGTAAACAATATACCATTCTCATCCTTGTTCTCAGCAAACTCTCTCTGGACAACAGCAGCTGCATTCTCTACGTGTTTACTGTCAGTGTGGTTGATAGCACTTAATGTAGCCAATCTATCGATTAACTCCTCAGCTAATTTCAAGTCACCTTCAGCTTTCAAATTAGTAGCATCCAACTCAGCAATTACATTAGCATTCTTAAGTGACCACTTCTCGATAGGACGGCCAGTTGCCATCTCGTGACCAAGGCTTAATCCCATGGATGAGTAATATAAACCATTTTTTGTAAAAGTGGTTTTAAGGGTCTTAACGATAGAATCTATCTCTTTGTGTAATGCAGTTTTACTGGTTAATAATTTGTGTAACTCAGTACCATCGTAATTTACATTACCCTCTGCATCAGCTAAGAATAATCCATCGATGTCAGCTTTAAGGAATACCTTACTCATTGCATCCATTTCTTCTTTGCTTAACTCAGTCTTGAAACTATCTCTAACCATTTTACTAACGTGGACTGTTATACGTTTACGTAATTGGTCAATAATTTTATTGGACAATCTACCCAGTGCATGTAAATAACCGTTGTCTTTTGTTAATCCTTGTAATTCAGTTAGGAATGAAGACGATAGAGATTCTCCAGTGATTCCCATTGAATTTCTGATGTATCTGATTGCGGCAGGATACTCGTCTAAATATGGAATTGACTCAGCGATAGTACCCAATCCTTTGACTGCACGGAATCTACTTTTTTTCACTATACTGGAGCCAATTAGTATATTAAATGGTTTAGTGACTAAGAAAGCCAATGTATCAAATGACTTGCCTACAATGTCTCCTGCTTTTTCTGCACTCTGCCATAATTTATTCTTGGCGCGGGTATCTACTCCAGCTAACTGACCAGCTAATAACATTAATTGTCTATCAATAGATTTACCACGAGTGCCTGCAAAAGTTTCAGCAAAATAATTTAACATATTCTCAAGTAAGTTAGTGAAGCTTTCTATTAATGTATCACCATCTTTAAAAGTTTTACGTTTAGTTTTAACATTCTTAAGTGCTTTACGGAATGCAGCATTAGTTACACCGATAGCCAAAAATTCATGATGACTGTTATCTAATACTTCTCTAATAGTTTGACCTGTTAATGGGTCTTTACGTTCGATAACGTGAGTGCCAATTTTGTCACCAAAAATATAATCATATCTTAACTGGGCTACCTTTAATTCAGCAGCATAACCTGGGTCACCTATCTGATAATTACCTTCCATAAAACTAGTAGCATCTATTTGCCCAGAGTCCCTAACCTCTGTATATAATTTACGTAATTGTCTTGCTATAGCAGTACTACCGTTAACAGCAGAATGCGAAACATTGTGAATAAGTTCATGCACAAATACTTCTCTCTGTGACATTCTAGCTCCCAGTGCCGACATCTTACTCGGCTGGGAATTAGACATATAAATATCACCATTACTGAATAAACCTTCATTAGTATCACCTAGCTCTCTGGTGAATAGGTTAGTAGGCTTCAATACTTTATTGATAATACTTGATAGAACCAATCGTAAATGGCTGTCATGCTCCTGAGAGTCCCCCACTGGGTCATCTTTACCCAATGAATCATATACAGCTTCTGTATCTTTATTGGTTATTTCCTGAACATTATCTGCAATAAAAGTATTAGGGTCAATATCATTTAAATCTGAGCCAAATGAATCAGAGAACAGTAAATCTTTTTGAAAGGATGTGGAATCTTCTTTCAATGATTTTACTAACGCTTCTCTCAATTCAATAGGGAAGCTATCAACAGTTAAGTCGTCTTCTGTAATTTCTCTATTGAGTTTTTTCTTGAGCGCACTTGTCTGCCTTGCTGCCAGTATATCAGTCACTTTTTTTATTGCTGAATCTAAACTGTCGCCCTGCTCAATTAACTTAATTAACCTACGTAGTTCCACCTTAGCAATATCAACTTCATCAAATGATTCATTCACATCAAGTGCTTTTAAATGTTGCAACACTAAGCGAGTATTTGTTCCTGTCAATTCAATACTTTGTTGGTCAGGTGCTTTATCATCATTCTCTTTGTCTTTTAATTGCTGTTTCAATTCACCCTGTAATTCAGTTATAACATCCTCAATTACTTTTCTCTGGTCATTAGGTAAATCCTTATCCAATAAGAAAGTACTTAACTCTCCAGCAGTATATTGGTCAACGCCAGTTATCTGTGGGAAAAATTCATCACGCTTCTGGTCATTGATATCTGCTTGCTGTTTAAACTGACGCATAAACTGACCAACAGTAATTGGCTTATCATCACTACTAAGTTTTCTGCCTTGGCTCTTGTTCAATTTAGAAATATAGTTAGTACGTTGACCGGTGTTATTTGTTTTCTTATCAATAGTAGATAACAATCTCATCGTCCGTTCTAACGCTGTATTAATTTCAGCGGCCATAGAATAATTTTGCATAGTCTCAATGAATTGCTTGTTGAAATCTTGACTACTTTCTTCGACATCTAATAAAGAAAATATAGCAGCATCATGTACATTAATTGCTTCATTGTTCTCAAGCATATTCAACATGGTAGCTGAATCCAAATTGTGAATAGCACTGATTGGACCGGACACTCCACCATCTTCCCATGTTGGTTTAGTGGCATGTGCTTTTAGTGACTTAACTGGAGCACCTGGAGTGGCCACACCATTGACACCTATATGAGTGGTGTCCATTGGGCTAGTTACTCTAGTATCAGTAAGAAACTTAGTATTATTTACATCAGCAGGAGCATTCACAGAGTTCATTACCAAAATACCATCATCGTTGGTGCCAGAGAAAAAACCTTTGAACATTGGCATGGAATCTAATAGTGATTCATTCAGTGCATCAACGGCTTCCCTAGATGGCATATCTCCATTATTTTTAGCAACAAGTCTATTATATCCAGTTTCGTACCTTAGCTTAAATCCTTCAAACATTAACGAAGTAGCTTTGACCAATTGTTTACGTTCTTCAATGAACTCACCAAACTCATTATCTATAGCGGCTTCTAACGTACTACCATAGGAAATCTGTATTAAGCTCTCCAAATGCAGCTTAATATTGAAAGGCATAGTCCATTCAAGTGGGTCAGATAATACTGTACCAATATCGATAGGTTTTATCCCATTACCCAACGTAGCATTAATATTGTTAATGATAATAGTTATCTCAGCATTAGGATTTTCTTTCTGATTAGCTTCTGCTATTTCAGTGTAAATATTAGCTATACGATTCTCAGTAAATGCACCAATAACTTTCTTTATGCCTGCACCATAATTGGTAATCATTAGAGGGTTTTTAACTAATTTACGCCCTACGGATGTGATACCAGTTTCATCAATCATTTTACCAACTAAACTAGCCAGTCCTGTCATTGCTGCATTTGTATTATTAGTCATATTAACAAAGTCAGAAGGCGGTGCTTTACTAAACGCTCTTAGGCTGTTCACCCAAAGTAATGACATATTTTGATAACTATCGTTATTCGTTGTTTTATTTATCCACCCACCAAATCCTGTTGTACTGTCTGTGAATATACCAGTACGCTTCAAAGTACGCTTTAGTTTATTCTCTAGTTGGTTACGCATTAGTTGTAATAAACCAATAGCAACACCATTAGTTATTCCATCTACTTCACGAGTTAGATTAGTTGTAAATGGTTTACCATCAGCCTTGATATATTCAGCATATGCGACAAGTGCAGCAAGTGAGTGAGTATTCTCTCCCCCCATCTTAACAGCTGCAATTACTGCGTCAGGATTGTTTCTATTTATTAGAGCATCAATTCCATCCTTTAATATATCATTTTTCTCAAATTTTTCATGTAAAGCATTCAAGCTACCAGTAATAGTATTTTTATCTACATCTATTTTTAGTCCTTGACCTACAGCAGAGAAAAATTGCTGCATATGTTTACGATTATTAGGGTCAAGAGTAACTGTATGAGATTCCATACCAAGCATAAATCTGTGATGCTTATCAGTTTGTGGGTTGACTGTATTTGAATCTAATCCCATTCTCATATTTTTCCATACTACTGATTTAAAATAGAAGGCGGAGTTTCCGACTCTTTTTCTGAACGCTTGGATGTGGTTGTGATTACGAAGTATGTCTGCGTTTTTTGCTTCAATACTTTTCCTATCTTCCGAATGTGCAGTCGTTTCGTAATCATAATCAACACCCTGAATAATTAAACTATTCTTCTCATCGTGCAAATCTAACCAGTCCATTACGTCAAACATATTCTGATGTAATTTATGAGAACGCTTCTGTATTTTTTCCAGAACTTTACGCATCTTATCTGGTACTTTCAGAAAAGAATTCTTTAATAGCTTAGGGGCCTCAGTAGGAGCTTCTAAGCTTGGTTCAGTAGCGTAGGAGTCAACACCAAACAAAACCTCAAGTACTTTGTCAGAGTCTTGTATTGCCTCCATATAATCCTGTATGTTACTAGCAGGAATTGCTATATTGTCTTCGTTTACTTCAGTGACCACTCTGATGAAATTGGTGGTGGTATCCTCATGCTTTTTCCATTCTTTACCTGTCCACGAATAAAATGCTTTTCCTTTCTGGTTAGTAAATTTGACTTCAGCAATATCCATTCTATTTATTTGCTTGCCTTTTGTGGTATTACTCAATGCACTATTTATAGCAGAGTCTGTTTTGTCTTTTGCAGTTATTTTATATGTTTTTATATTATTAAGCATATCCATTGATGGTGATGCAAAATCTTTATCTTTAAAGGAATTAAAAACAATAGATGGTATTGTTGTTTGTGTAACCATATCTGAACTTAACAGAGTAGCGAGCACCATATTACCTATTGCATTCTCAAGATTGGATACTGTTTGCCCTGGGGCATCAGAATTAACCTTTATACCCAGAGCTTTAATAACATCTTTACCAATACTACTAACTACATTCTTTTGTAATGTACCAGCTTGGGATAAGAATATTCTTTCTGTAGGAGTGACAGCTTGTTTAGTGTCTCTTCCTAATAATCTATTAACGGCATCTTTGTTATTGACAACAGTATCACCTGAGCGAGTAGCAACCCAATTAAGAGCTACCATCCCCATTGTACTAACTAGATTCTCATTCAAATGCTCACGCAAATTTTCTTGAGTTGCCCCTGCACTAATAAAATATTGGAATGTATCTTGGAAAGCAAACTGTGGGTCTTTAACCCTCAATACTTTATTGAAAAAGGTATCAGTAAATATTTTATTAAATTTCTGGATAACTGGCATAGCTTCACGTTGCTTATCAGTTAACTCACCAATAACATTTATGTCTGTTTCCATCTTAGTAAATAAATTACTAATGGTTTGTAGACGATTATTTACATTAGTTTTAACTGCTTTAAATAAAGTAGATAAAATATTATCTGCGCCTTTATTCACAATTTTACCATCTTTATTTATCCGGTCAGTAGGTGACGCACTATTTTCAAGTATATTATCTTTCAATGAAAATTCATCTTTAAGTTCAGTATCCTTAGCTAACTGTAAACCTAGTAAATAATTTTTATCCTTATTGGTTAAATCAATTTTACCATCTATAGAATTTTTGATACCTTTACGTATAGATTTCAGTGCAGGACCTAAACCTTTATTGCCTACAAATTCTTTTAGCTTTTCTGCTAGGTTAAATATTGCATCATTAACTTGGTTAACATTTTTGTCATTACGTAATGGAGACAACAACTGAGTTGCACTATCTTGTCTCATTTTTTTACTAGCTTTACTTTCCTTAGTTTTAGATTCATCTTTTATCTGTGGAGAGTTTTTCTTATTAACGCTACCATTGTTTGCACTGTCATCCTGGGGACCGTTCGTAGACTCACTACCCCCAGGATTTGGCGCAACACTTGGGGTAGCTTTCTTTGCTGCTTTAACTTTAGCTGTCAAAGATTTAATCGATTTTTTGTGCTCAGGATTATTTCTGATAGCCGCAGGAATTTTTAGTCCTAATTCAGTAGCTTCATTTAATAATGATTGTCCTCTACTTACTTCTTTTGTTTCAACGCTGGCATTGCTTGTTTTCGGTTCACCGACCTCGCTACGCTCATTCGCTGACTCTACCACCTGCGAGGCGGTAGAAGCCTCAACAGCACTTGGGCCAGCTTGTATTATGCTTTGTGATTCGATAGTTGCTGCTTCTAGTGCTGCTACTTCTTTCCTCAATGCAGGCAGAATACCTAACTTAGTATTTGATGATATTTTGAAATTACCATTACCTTTGAGTAATGGCTTAGATTCAATAAAATCTATAGCAGCTTGTTCTTCAACAGTTATGTCCTGCCCTCTATCTTTTTTATCCCATGCAGGAAATGCTATCTCAAGTTGAGCTAGTTTATTCGCATGAGTTTTCGTAAATTTTGTTAAAGCATCTAAGCCAGTTTGAGCAGTCTCAGTGTCATTACTGTCAATTGCTCCTTGAATATTTTCTTGGTAAAAATTGATACCACTGAATTGTTCTCTACCATTAAAAACTTCTTGAGTAACCACATCATAAGTTTTCAGTGTTGTGACTTGTTCCTCTAATTTTTTAGTTTGCTCAGGATTAGCTAAACCAGAGTTAATAATTGCCTCTGCTTGTTGAATAGTATTGTCAACTGCTTCCTGACTACTTCTAGGAGATGAGCCAAAGGTATTCAGAGAAGTATCTATTTTCTCTGATACCTCGGCATCTGCTTTGTCGGGCAAGTTCTCAACGAACTCTTTAGTAGTGGCTTGCGCTTTCTTCTGACGCTCTTGATTTAAACCACGTAATTTGGATATATGAGCTTCGAATCGTTTCTGTTTATCATCCTGAGCTTTCCCTGGCTCCATGGAGTTTATCTCATCATTCATTTTAAGAAGATGAGTCTTTATCTTATCAAATTGCTTAGCAGCCCCTGCATCGTCCTCGGGAACTGTAAGGAACTCAGTATTGATTGCATTCTCTGCATCGTAGTCTTCATTTTTTGTATCAGTAATATCCGCAGTATTACCCGTTTTGACTGCTGTACGGACTTCCTCAGTCATCCCAGTTTTCTTATCTGATAATTTCACTACCTGATTGCCAGCAGTTCTAGCTCCAGTAGCAAGTGCCTTTGGTGCATTCGCAATACCTGCTAAGCCACCACCGGAAGCTAATCCAGTAACAAAACCTGCACCTGCTGCATCTCCAGTTCCTTCTAACAAATTTTGGTCAGTGTTGCTCGTGTTTGATTTAGCAACATTACCTGCAAACTGGCCACTGGCACCTTGGGCTGTTTCCTCAATAGCTTCTTTAGTACCACTACCAACAATTTTAGTTAATATGTTACTACCAAAAGCAGAATCTGATTTAAACAGTTTACCTTCTAATTTACCTGCTCCAGATAAATAGGATGATGCTCCACCAAGTGCTCCTGCAATTACGAAAGTCTCAGTAAAAGCTTCATCAGCTAAGGCTCTACGAGCTTGCTCATGCGTCTTACCTGCTTCACGTAATTCATTGTATGGGTCAGATGATTTACGTAGCTGTGACTCACTGGCAGACATTATCTCACCCTTGATTCCAACAGCGTTTGATAAGCCCTCAGATAATGCTGTATAAGTGACACCAGCAGTTTCTGCTATTCTATTTAGTTGTGCTTTGCCTGCCTTACTTGCCGCAAACTCAGCTGCACCTTTTCTCTCAGCATGTGAACGAATATTATCTAATAATTGTTTACCCTGAGGAGTTCTTCTGAAATTTTTACCAACTTTATCTTTAGGCAATAGAGCATTAAAAATATCTCTACCTTTTTTAGTTTTATTAAAATTGGGCGCTACGGATGCTTTACCAGCTTTAGTCAGGACACCTTTAGTAATTCCCTTAGTTATCCCACCAGGAACCAGCATTTGAGGTAATGACTCCGACACTGTGGATGCTAGTGCTGATGGGTTTTGTGCATAGGCCACCGCAGTATCAACTGCTGCTCCTGCCTCACTTTTAATTATATCAAATAACTCGGGGTTCTCACCTAACTCTTCTTCACGGATAGCAGCACGTTCAGCTGACTTTCTGTCCATTACTTTTTTAGTGGCTTGTAGTTCATCAGATTGTATAGCTGTGAGTATTTCCCTAGCTTCATTAAATACAGGGGCTATTTGTGAAATTTGTTCTTCTTCACGTTCAGCTACTTCAGCACCACTTTCTCCACTAAATAAACCAGTCAACATTCTACGTGCTGTATTAGTTTGCTTAATTAATGGAGCTTTCTTTAGTAACTCTGATGCACCGAATATCATTTCAGGTGCCGTAACTGCAATACCTTTACCCACTATATCGACAGCAGTGTCACCTACGATTTGACCAATGTTTCTTGATTGGGCTGCGGTATTATTCTCTTTCTCTATACGCGCTTCATTTTCATCACGTAGGTCTTGATGTACTTTTAATAAAGTATACTCCCCAAGTTGTTCTTGGGAAGCTAATGGATTTAGTGCTAAGAAATTTTCAGTAGAACTAGGCAATCTATCTGGAGCAAGGATACGCTCCTTTTCCGCAGATGCCTTAGTAACACGTTGAACAGCAGTTGTACCAGTCGAATCATCGACCAAAGCTGTTACTAAATCTTCTGCTTTTGAATCAGCAGTTGAGGCTAAAGCAACAGCTTTATCGAATGTTGACATATTAATTCCTTATTTGGATTTGCCCCTGAGCGTTTCTGGCTTTATTAAGTGCTTGTGACTTATCCTTGAGATTTTGGATACCATAGCCAGCTAATCGCTTTTGGTGTAAATCCTTACGTACGGTTCTTTTGTTTAAATTATCTTCTGATTTTAGATGCTTAGTCATTACACGGTCAAGTTCTATTTTGAAGTCTTTTGTGTTTACTGTATCCCACAAATACCCTCCTTGAAATAGTCTACTAAACCCATACTTAGCATATGCTTCATCCATAACCCAACCAGGGTAAGGTATACCGTCTTTACCGTAACCCTCTTTATCAAGTGTACTGATAGCTTTTCTAATTTTATTTACTTCTGCATTATCCTCATCTATATCGTCAGAAAATGCCTTGGAGTCTTGCTCTATTTTACCCAGTACATCCCCCAATTTAATTTGCTCTTGTTCAGGTGTTCTGGCAGTATTTACTGGAGTCTCATCTAGGAATTGAGTGTACGCATTAGTTTCTGTATCAGTTAATGATTTCTGTACAACATCAGCATTACGTTCACCTTCTGCATAAATAAGTTTAGAATCATTAGTAAGTTTACGTTGTTTAACCTGATTACTTTCAAGCAATTTTAGCATATTTTGTTCTTGTTGAGGCGTAGCTTCAATGCTACGAGCTAACGCAGTTAACTCTTTTGATTGGTCAGTGTCAGAATCTAACAATCCTAAATTACTTTTGTATTGGTCAAATCCTGCTTGTATTTCAACTTTTTGTTCTTCAGAAATATTAGCATCTGGGTTATATATAATAGATGAACCATTTTCAGAAATACTATAAGGGGCTACACCATCTGGAGTATCAAAAGGAGTCTCTGAACCAATGTAATTAGCAAATGCTTCTTTACGTTTAATAACAGCACTCTCTCGCTCACCTTGTAATCTACGTACAGCAGTATTCAATTCTTGTCCATCAGAGTATAAGTCTTCTTCTCTGCCGTGTTTAGTGTTAGCTCTTTGTTGATTGACAGCCCCCTGTCTTAACTCAGCAGTGTCTTGTATTCCTGCACCAGCGCCATTAGTTAAGTAGTCAGTTAAACCCTTAACATTGCCTGCAGCACTAAGTTCATTAGCCTTAGCTATCAAAGGTTGTTCTCTTTGTTTACGTTGGGTTTCCCCAAAATTAAACTCAGCAGTATTTTGATTACGCAAATTAGTTCTTCGAGTGTTAATCAAATTTTCAGCATCAGCTTGTGATACTCTACCTAAATTCGATGTATCAATACCATCTAAGTCATCCAACCCAGTACCAGCCAATCTATCTTTGAATGATTTAGTATCATCAGCTACTTCTTTCCTATCACGCTTATGAAGAAGTCCACCAAGTTGATTGATGCTCTGTTGTATTCTATTTCCACCGGACTGAATTAATTCATTCCCAGCAGAGAAATTGGGAGTGTTTACGTTCCTGAAAGTGATAGGCATTATACTCTCCTAAATTGACTTATTTCCGACTGCTTGTTTCCGTTTGGTCTAGCTCCACCACTACCGAAACTAAGCTGTCCAGCATCTTGGTTAGGTGCGGGAGTATTACTTACTAAAGAGCCCCCTGGGGCACCATTTACTGGAGGATTATTCGCACCAGTGTTAGGGCCAAAAGCAAAGGGGTCACTTGGATTACCTTGGTTAGCTTGATTCTGTAATTGTCCTACTGCACCGGTACTACCTAAATTATTACTGGTACCATCTAAATTATCCAAGTAACTCACATTACTAACATAATCATTTGGATTACCGCCTGCATTAACAAATGAATTATAAGCATATAAATCTTGGTCACCTACCTGTTGATTATACGAAGTAACATTGTTATTAAAATTACTTGTACCAAGTTGCCTACTGAAATTGAATTGGTCACGCCCAAGATTGACTTGTTGTTGCCCATTATAGGCACCATATAACCCAGCAACACCAGAAAACATATCGCCATAGTCACCAAGACTGAATCCATCACCATTGCTGGTATTATTAAAATTAAAGCTACTAGCAGCCTCAAAATCAGCTGGGCTCATGAATTCGGATATGTCTGCTAATTCTGATGCACTAAATAACTTGTTTGGCATTATACTGTCCTCATTGTATCTCTAATTGGTTCAGGTAATGTGAGTAGTCTATCTACATATCCTGATATGGATTCTCTTCCTAAATCTACCGCATTGGTCATGTGAATGCTCCTATTGTAAAAAGCACTGGGACTTTCAGTAAAGTCAGTATATTCTAAAGGTGATGATAGCGCATAAAGCTCTATTTTTGTAGTCTTATTTAGGAACGCCTTCTCAGCTTCATCCAGCTCATCCTGTGCATCTTCTAGCTCTGTCTCAAAGGATTCTATCTCTGCTTGCAATTCTAGCAGGTCGTCCACTACATCCCTGTTGACAGCATCAGTCATTCGAGTTGCGAACAGCATTAATGCTTCTGATGAGATTAAATCAAAGTACTTAGTACCATCAGTTCCATTAGCTACTGCAAAAGCAAAAGCTATTGCTGCAAGTATTAATGCTACATCACCACCAATTGCATCAATGAGTAAATCAAATACTTCTCCAATAACGATGGAATAAAAATATGCTTCTG